CTCCTGAAGAATTTTTTGCGCCGTCTTCGGACCGACCGAAGGGCAGCCAGAGTAGCCATCGGTAGAGTCCCCTGTAAGTGCTTGTGTAAGATGGTTGTAGTCCGCTTCTTCCTCGGATATCTCTTGAATACCCTCTTCTTCCCTATTTGGGTTGTATAGTTTTCCTGGAATGGTTTTAAGGTCTTTGTCTTCTGATATAATAATAGTATCTTTAACTTTCGGATCAAACCCTGTAGCCAACAGCCCAAGGACATCATCCGCTTCCAACTTTTCTTCAATAGCACAAGTATAAACTTCCTTTAAATATTCCCTTAAAACAGGGTAAACCAAGGGTTTTCTTTTAGATTTACGATTGGCTTTGTAAGAGGGAAAAAGAGTCTTTCTCCAATTCTCTTTGTCAGATAAACATACTATCATATTTTCTGCTTCTACTTTTTCTTGAAGAGAGGATAAAGCTATATCAATTTTTTGTTTACCCTCACGGAGATCAGAGTGCAAAGTCCAAACATCGTCTCCCCAATCACACGCATACTCAATAGATATACATACATTGTATAAAACAATATCACCGTCAACTAATGCTGTCGTCATCTGGAAATCCTTCCCCACGTTCGCCTTTTATGGCAGCCATCTTGGCAAGTTCAATTAAACCAATCACACTGTAATAACATCCTCCAAAGCATAGGACAATATCATCATCTGATTTAGAAATGTGTCTCTTGTGAGACGCTATAAAAGCAAAGTCATCAAACCGTTTCATAAGTTCTTTAAGTAGTTGATCAGTAGAAAAATATTCAATCTCTTTCATACCCTCTGATCCCTATAATCAATCTTCTTTAACAAAGACAATTCTCGTTGTAACTCGGATCGTTTAGAAGACTTCACTGGATAATTATTCATTTCTAATATTATAACAGCCTGTTGTTTTTTCTCTTGTAGAAATGGTAAACATAACCTTGCACAATTCCTAGCGTTGTCCCCGTAACATCTCCATTCGTAAGTAGCTCTCCATTGTTCTTTGTGGTTTGGTCGCATGCGCTTTTTAAAAGTACCTTTAAATAATTTCTGTAACCAAATTAAAGTTTTAGGGTAACAATTTATAACGCTTATCTTAGGAGTATGATGATATTGGAAACAACCTTCACCGTCTAAGTACCCTGCGGCATACGCTAAACTAATGGGTGTCAGCCCAATTTCGCCCAACTTTATATTCTCCTGCAAGAGGGCATTTAAGTTCATAATTTCGTCCTGCAAGTTCAATTCCAGAGACTCCTGCTTTACCTGTTTCATGAGCTATCTCCTTTGTAGTACAAGCCAACTGAACCTCGTCATGTATATGAGCCACTTGTGCTACTTCCATAAGTAATTTATTTTTCATAAGAATAGACCACATATTTATAGTGGCATCTTTCATAACAACAGCCCCTGCACTTTGGAGCAATAAGTTTAAAGCACTATGGGCTGACCTACAGGGGAGCTTCCTCCCATCAAGCCCTTCCAAGTATCCCTTGGTTTTTACTTTGTATTCAACAAGTGTCTTTAATTTTTTCAGCGCAGGAATCTTAGAGTAAAACTTATTCTGCAACTCTTTGCCATCCTTAGCATTCCCCCCAATAATCTTCCCTAATCGTGTTGGACCTGCACCATAACAAAGAGCATATATCATGGTCTTCGCTTGGTTTCTTGAAGACAACCCCGCAGCCTTTTGATTTAACGTGTGGATATCTCCTTCACATACTTCTTTAGCATACGCACCGTCATCAAAGTACGCCATAAAAGAAGCTAACATTCTTAGCTCCAAACCACTGGCATCCCAACCACATAAATACTTATACCCCATAGGAGGCACAAACAGTTCACGGCATTGTTTACCAAAGGGTACACTAACCGCAGGTACTTGACCTAAGTTCGGGCTATTATGAGTACATCTACCAGACACAGCCCCATTGGTATTTACTCGACCATGAATACAACCAGTAATACCATCGTAGGCATTCATCCACCCTTGCTTCCCCTCAGCTAATTGACCTAATCTTTTACTTACCGTTAAATACTTACAGAGAATTTCTGCTTCTTTATAAGGCAATGATTTTAGTATTGATTCATCTATCTTAGGCTGACCACTTGGAGTGTACGCCGTGGGTTGCCACCCATACTTATCTTGAAGAGACTTTGCTATTTGATCCCTTGATCCAGGATTAAACGGAATAACTTTCTGTTTGTTTGCCCCTCGGTATATTTGATTGTCTTTGTACCCATCCGCTTTGGCTAATGTTTTAGTTTTATAGTGAACCTTTTGATTTCCTAAACGAACATACCAATAGGAAGGTGTTTTCATTTCAATAATAGTAGGAGGGAAAATATCTTGCAGTTGTTCTTCATACGCCGCTTTGCTTTGTAGTAGATCCCCATGCAATACCTGCGCTTTATTCATATCGAACCCAAAGCCAACCTTTTCTTGATGCCGAATGATTTCCGCAAAGCAATGTTCAAGTTCTACAGATTCACTTGTAAGGTGTTCTCTTTCTATTTCTTTCCATAACTTACAGGTCACTTCAACGTCCTGCATACAATACTCATTCATCTCTGGAGTCCACTCATCGAAATCTGTAAAGTCACCTTTATGTAAACTCAAACGATGACCCCATGCTTTGAGAGAGTGACTACCTATAAGTTCTCTAGGGAATTTTTTTCGTTTCCAATCTGAGTCAGCAAGATCAGACCAACACAACCTAGACATGAGTAAAGTATCCCTAAGCATTCCATGATATTTAAACTTAGGACATACTCTTTTAATTGCAGGTATATCAAACTGATGGGCATTGTGTCCCACTATGATGTCTGCATTTTGTAACCTTTCTAGCCCTTCAAGTATGTTGTCTTGGCTAGTGTCGTATACTTTAACTTCATCTTCAGTAACATCTTTTATAGCAAGACAATGAATAGTGTGTACATCGGTAAGATTCAACCAGTCTTCTATGGGATTGGTTTCAATATCAAATATTAGTGTGTGCATGATTCCTCCTTGATGGTTTTTAAAATAGCTTCACCTATAAGCATAGGTATCTGTGGTACTACACTATTACCTAAGGATTTAATTCGGTGTGTCCTGTCGGGTAACCCATCAACCACTCTACCCAATTCGGGTTCAGACTCCCACCCGCGTAACCTGCAAGTCTGCCCTTTTTCTTTGCTTTCTCGTAATTCGTATTTTTCCCTGTGTCCTTGTAATCTCTTGCTGTTGGAGTTGGAAACATCTTGTTCGGAGGTGGATAAACCACTTGCTCCCTCAACGTTGAATGAGTCGTTCGACCCTTCCGATTCTTTCGATATTGTTTCTCCAATGCCTCTGGACTCCTCACTGGTAAACTGTCCATTGCATTCGGAGTTAGCAATAATCCAGACCCGCTCTCTTTTGTGCCACGCACCGATGCTGCTCGCTGAAATACTAAACGTCCTTGCGGAGTAACCTTCACTCTCCAGGTTATCGAGTACGGTGTCGAGACCGAGTTTAATGTGTCCACTAACATTCTCTCCAATAACCCAAGACGGCCTGCACTCTTTGACAAGTCTAAGCATTTCTGGCCAGAGGTGTCTCGGATCTTGCTCACCTTTTTGCTTACCTGCGACACTGAAAGGTTGGCATGGGTATCCTCCTGTGATGACATCGATGGTATCAATTCCATCTGCTCTAAGTTTTTCATAAGTTAGTTCCTTTACATCTGAATAAATAGGTACATGCGACCAATGCTTTTTTAAAACTTGTTGAGGAAACTTTTCAATCTCACAGAAAGCTACCGTTTCAAATCCACCAGTCCACTCTAGACCTAAACTAAATCCACCAATACCAGAAAACAAATCTAATACTTTTAGCTTAGTCACAGTTCATCACCTTAGTAGGGTTTTTCTTTAGCCACTCCTGGATTAAAGGGTCAGCTTCAAGTTCTAACCTTAATCTCCTCATCATTCGTTTATGTAAATCACAACAACCTTGCGCCGTAATAGAAGTCCCCTTTTCACTTTCAGATTCAGTAATGATCTCAGCGATTTCTTTCCAAGTTAAAGGTTTAATCGGTTCCAAGGTACGACTCCACTTTCTTCCAGTAAGATAACGTAGCGGTTTTAAAATGCCCTCTTGGTCCACCGTTGTGTATTCTTGCTAATGTTTCTAAAGAACAATCAGGCTTTGCGTAGCGATCCCAATACGACATCATAATCCACTCAGAGTATGTTTTATCTTTACAGTCTTGATACGTCCCACCAATTTCTGGATGGTGCATAATGGAATCCTGCCAATACGCTTTTGATATCTGATAAGGACCGATACTTAAACCCCCATCTCCCACTGCTTCACTTGGGTCTTCTTCACCACCAGTTTCTACTTGGCGAATAGCTTCAAAAAGGGATCGAGGATACTTCATGTACATCTCCGTTACTCCACTCGGCAGTTCCTTGTTCCGTAAGTCTTCCTGTTGTTTTATCGTAATCAAGTTTACAGGCAACACCAAGGGTTCCACTGTATCTATTCTTGAGGACTCTAAGAGTGGTGGTGTTTCCTTCCTGCTCATCTCCTTGATCTCTTTCGGCTGAGACGATTTGGTTTGATACATGGGCAATTGAGCCAGACCCCCTAAGAGCATTAATAGATACAGCCATTCCATCTTCATAACCACGATCTCCTGTTGGTCTTTTTAATTGAGACACTAAGAACAAAGCAATCCCTAATTCCTCAACTAACATCCTTAACTTGGTCACACAAATGTCTATAAGTTTTCTCTCGTTATCTCCTTCAATACCAGAAACGACTATAGACAAGTGATCTAAAAATACATGGGAACATCCCATCTGCCTGTGCATGTATCGAATTTTTGACAGTAAGTTCTCAAATTCAATTGAACCAAAATGATCGTAAAGTGCTAATTGTTTATGGTAGTTAGCATCATGGAATGCTTCCGATAATTCTTCGTCCGTATAATTATGGTAGTAGGGAGCAGAATTAACGTGTATCCCAATCATTCCCCTAACTGTTATAGCAATAGATTCTTCAAGAGCAATATACCCTACGTTCTTATTATTTTTTATTAACCAATACGCCAACTCTCTACAGATAGAACTTTTACCTACACCAGTCCCCGCACAAAGAGTTACCATTTCCCCCTGCCTTATACCGTGTGTTAAATCTTGTAGACCTTGCCACGGATAGGGAATACTTTCTACTTCTTTGTCTTCTAATAGGCGCTCTAATAATTCATCACCACTAACAATCCCATCAGGGCGAAACACCTTGGCATCGTAGATAGCAGACACCAACTCTTTTATGTTCCCTTGCATAAGACATTCATTAGCATCTTTATTAGGAAGACCCGTTACGATCTTTGCTTTTCCTGGTTCTAACAACAAGGCGCAATCCCCTGCTGCTTCTCTCCCTGCTTCATCGTTATCAAAACAAATCACCACTGAGTCAAACGTAGAAAGAAACTCTATGTGCTTTTTAAAAGTCTTAGCCGCCGACTTAGCGCCGTGGCTTAAAGACACCACACTAGCTTTCCCATTAAAGGCTTGAGATATAGAAAGACAATCCAGTTCCCCTTCGCATACAATTAAGAATCTCCCTCCCTCTCTGCATAAGTGTTGCCCAAAGAATCCAATGCCCTCAGTATCACCTACCCAAGAAAACTTCTTCCCTTCAAGTCGTAACTTCTGAGCTACCACTTCTCCTTTAGGATTTTTATAGTTGGCTATATGACAGAACTTACCGTGGTACTGTCCTATTTGATAACCAAACCTTTGGCATATATCTTCTTTAATCCCTCTTTTAGATATAGCCCTGTACTCCCCCTCAATAATTCCTTTTATTTCTTTAACAACAGTCACAAGTTCTCCTTCACTTGATTTCCAATTCCCGCACCCAAAGCAATACGAGTGGTCTGTGTATACTGCTTTATTATCTTTCGACCCACAATCTTCACATGGTTCATGTCGTAGGAACGAGGAAGAATTCGATTCTTGGTCCATGTTCATCCTCCCATCGCTTTTCAGCGATAACCCTAACTATCTGGCGGTCATCTTCACATAGGTTGCCCGTTAGTATGCAGTCAAAAAAACTCTTGCAATAATTATCAATATCGCCATTAGGTTTATCTAACTTTGTACTCTTAGGTTTCTTGCAGTAAAACCACACGAAGACTTCTAGGGGACAAGTGTAGGGTTCACCTAACTCCTTGTATCCCCTAAGAAAGTCTTCGGCTTCTTTACGAAATGCTGTATATTTTTTTCCGTAAAATACCTTACCGAAACGAGGGACTCTTGGTCTAGTCGCAACTTGGGGTGCAATAGGAATTGTATACAGCTTAGACATCAGAATGGCATATCGTCTGTAAAGGCTTCATCAGCAACATCATTTGCATTGCTTGTTGAAGAAGACATCTCTGAAGCCAGTGCTTCAAACCCCTCTTCAACTTCAAAGCCAAACCCCTTGGCAGAACCCCCACCACCGTACTCGATGAGTTCCAGTATTTGCACTGCCTTGGGGCGTAGGCTCATTCCGACACCTAACGTAGGGGTAAACCATGTGTACACTTCGGCACTAATGCGGACAGTAGAACCACTACCTACCTTTGGTCTATTGTCATTTGTTAATGGGTTGTTCTTCGCATCATAAAGAATAGGTCTTTGAGTTCCTTCTTTGCCATCTCTGGATTTCCATTTGGCTTTTAGTTTAAACTTAAAGTCCCACTCACCAGTCAACTCTTCATTATCTCCCGTCACCTCTACACACGGTAAGTCATGTCTCTTCAGTTTTTTCTTACCTTGTTCCTTGCAACACTCTGCGTAATGCTTTTCATAAATATCTTCTAATTGGTTTATAACTTCTTCTGCCTTTTCGTTGTTTAACCTTAAATTAATTTTGTACTCACCATCAGGATTAAACTTACGGTCTGGTTCGGTCAGCCACGGATAAATAGCTTTTCCTTGAGGTGTAGTTATTTGTTCAAATCTCTTACGATTCATATTGCCTCCTAAGCAAAGTAGTAGTCGGAGTCCATGACACAACGAATGTCAAAGTCCCCCAACTTGGGTACGTCAGGTAGTTCAACTCCAACAGGAAGTTGACTTTCAATTTGTGATTTAAAAATAGACAACTGGCAGTCGCTAAAAATATCAACTGTTGCTTGTCTTAAAGTAGTAGCAAGTATCCCTGAGTCCACAGCGTTGGTCGCATAACTATCGTGGACCATTGCAAACTCGTTGACTCCATTCGCCGATGCTATGTTCACAGTTCTAAATAATAACGCTTTATCTAAAGAATGTATATAGTTAGGACATATACCATTTACATTTTTTCTATTTGATATTTGCCCAGTCGAATAATTAATTCTATGTCTGCGAATCGTATCACCAATACTTGTCTTTATTTCTTTCGAGGCTTGCTTAGAATATTTTTGATTGACAATAAAACCATCAGGTGTAATCCATCGTGGAGTAATGCCATTCTTTAAACAAACCTTAGTGACATCTTGTAGCCACTGCATACCTACCTTTGCTCCAGTCACTACATCATCAATAGCATCCCACACAAAGTTCGATAAAAAGTTACACGGCTTGTAGAACTGAGGATAAAAAAGGTTGTCTCTGTCACCTATTTTTACCTCTTCAAAAAACCAATCGGTGACATACTCTTTGCAAGAGTGACGACTAAGACTATAAGGAACACACATGGTAGGACGCTTTGCTACCTTACGATCTACACCAAACTTTAACCAAATCTTTGCCATAGGATCATCGCTTGTTTTTAATCTCTCGATACATTTATCAGCAACTAACTGGTACAAATCTTTAGGTCTGTCCGATGGTAATACATTGGTAGCTAGGCATCCTTGTTGATCTCTCAATAAAATAGAATACAACTGAAGCCCTTGGTTACTTGCATCTTGGGCTACTGGTACTCTTGTCCTGGTGCCATACCCATTCTCAAAGAACTCTGCAAGTTCCAACGCCGATGCTAAGAATTGCCACGGTTCGGCGGCTTTCGTCCACTCATTGTTTCCCAAAGGGTCGTTGTAAATACTTTTAAACAATTGGCGATTACTGAAGACCCAATCCAAGCGATCTTTAAATGGGTTCTTATCCAATCCCCAACAGTTTGCAGTGTGAATACCAAGCCAATGAACATGGTCTTCATTCTGTATCTCCTTGCCTTCTCTGAATCGTAACAACCCCTTAGAAAAATCAGCGCCTTGGTAATGCAAGTAATTTGGTAGGCAATAACTGCGCCCTCGCCAATCAAGCTGAAGCGGGAAGTGAAGAGTCTCATCTACAAATTTATCTGCTAAGAATAAAACTTTAGCAAGCTGTAATCTTTTAGATCGATCTGCTTGGTTAATAATATGAATGTCTCTAGCTTGTCTCTTCCATAACTTAATAGCTTCATCATCACCTTCAGGAAACACAGGCATCTCTATATCGTTTGACCTCGGTAATACCCCATGATCGTTGTTGGTTTCCCAAAAGTATTTCATTACTTGGTATACGTCATCGTTAATACCAAACCTTGTGTTCTGCATGGTGTTGACTGAATTGTAAACTTCAGGCATCTCACAGTTATTTAGTTCTTCCAAGACGTTTGTATTGTAAGTTTTAACCAAAGGTCGCCGCCTTACAATTTCATTCGGATACCCACCATCGTAGATTGAAGTCCACGGTTTAGGTGATACCACAGTAGGCATATACACAGGTGTTAATATCTCATGTTGAGCATGGGATTTCTTTAACCAATCCAATAAGTCTTGAGTAGGTTCTACAATGGTATGACTCTTATTAAAGACATTAGTAATCGTTTTTATTTCTATAAGTCCTGTACTGATACGCATAAGCTCGACTAAAACTAAACCAATAGCAGTCGCATCTCCCTTGTTCCATCTAGGAATAGGTATACCCCTATGCTTTGCAGTCCTGGTTAAAAACTTTATCTTTGCTTGGTATCCCTTAGTTGACTTCATCCTGCCTTCGATGTCATTCCAATGCTCTGGATAGTTTTCTTTAACTTTCCCAAACCTATGCTCATCTTCTAAGTGTTGACCTATTTTTATAGCTATGTTCGTAAGGCTTCTTCTCTGACTGATACCATCAAGCACTGTACGACAAGCCAAAGCACACACTAATTCAGTAGACAATAATTCAAAGTAAGGTAAGACCCTATGCTTACGCCCTGCTGAAGTCTGAGCGTTCTTAATCCATTTGTGTAATTCTTTTTCTAGTCGATCAATAGATTGACTGAGGAGATACTTGGAGGCTGTCCCATACGTTTCAAGTTCTTGTTGCTGCGCTCTAAGAATAGTCTTCCAGTAGCGCTCTTGTCCGAGAGAGATCATCTCCCTATCCAAATCCGTTTGTTTCATATAGCTTCCCTGCTTTATATTAGTATATCAAAGTTTATTAATTGCGTTGACTAAATCTTCCTGTTGCAAATGACTATAACGCACCACCATATTTATATCTTTATGTCCACTCAACTGCTGAACAATCCTAAGGTTTACATTTCTCTGGACTAAAGTAGATACAAAGGTATGGCGGCAAGAATGAAGAGTCGCCTCTTTGTCTAACTCTAAGAGCCTCTTCATCTTATCCCATCGTCTTCTTAGCTGATCGTAGTCAAGACTAAACATCTTAGGGTAGCGACTAAAAATATCTTTAACTCTTTCAGTCATTGGTATAGACCTCGGAGAACTATTCTTAGTGTCCGATAAGTGAATGACTCCATTCTTTAAGTCCCGCGCTCTCAATGATAGTAACTCCGAGCATCTCATCCCAGTGTCCAACAAGATCGCCACCATATCGCTTGCCTGTTGGTCTATCTCTTTAAGAGTGTTGAGGATTTCCTGCTGTTCTTCAACAGTGAACCACCTCATTTTTCCTGGAGGTTCTTTCAGTCTCTTAGGGAAGTTTGGCATAGCAGGTAGAACCTCAAGATCATAGGCTGTCTTGCAGATTACCCTGAGAGAACTTAGCTTTTTATTGATGGTACTTGGAGAGTTGCCATGTTCTTGGAGAAACAGTATTAGGTTGTCGATATGTTCACGACTAAGATCGTTTAACGAATAGTCATCACCAAAGAAATTCAATAAGGACTTGACATTGATCCATGTCTTATCCTCACTTTTAGATCCTTTCCATTGAAATTGATAGGTATATTCTGCCATTTTACCTAGGGTATCGCATAAGAAAGTACCCTTCGATGACTGGTATACCTTGCGTTTTCCTGCTAATAATTGGGCTTTCGTTTGGGCTTCCCAAAGTTTCGCTGAGTCCATAGTCTTGAATGACTTACGATATCGTTGGCTCTCATGACTAAAGTCCACCACGAAAGAATTGTTTTTTAGTTTGATCATTGACCCTCCAGTCACGACTAAAGTACCATGCAGATTCTAGCGCGTCAACAGCAATAATAAAAAACCCTGCAAGCCTAAGCTCACAGGGTCATGAAGAGAGAACCTAAAGATATGACCAGTATCCGCCTCTCAACATAAGGAGGAATACTAATTATAAGTAGTATACTCTTTTTCTGAAAGGTCGAATATCTTAAAGATTTCCTCCCAGATATCGTAGTCATCTTTAGTCATTGTAAGTACCCCGCAATTTCATTGTCAGGTTCATGATAAAACCAGCGCATCTCTGCGTGATCTCCCAGTATCTCTCTGACTTTATCATGTATAGGCTCAGGTGGACACCATGCGGTTTCAAAGGACATACAAATAGTGTCTTTATCATTGTCTATAATTTCTAGATCGCAGCGATCCCACTTAGTACCCCAGTTAGTATTATTCCATTCGTACCAATTAAACTCCTCACCATTTTCTAAGACATATTTATAGTTTATTGGCTCTTTACCCTCTATTGGTATTTTCTTATGCTTAGGTTGCGGAACTATTTTCTCAAAGCTGAACCAGTCATCGGTATCAACTTCCTCGTAAATGCTCTTTATTAATGGCATATTGATAGCTTTCCTGATTCGTAGTTGTTCTTCCATAGGGCAATCATTAAAATAAATATCAATTTCATTTCTGCACCAATTAGGCATTATCATTCTCCCTATGGTCAAACAATCGTTTTCTAGTTTCATCTTTAGTCATTGTGTGTCCTCCTCAACCATAGATGTTGCGTAGCCGCCTGATAAATTAAAAAGTCCATCTTTACCCATAGAAACACTTGTAAAATCATCGGGAAATTTGGCTTTCAATTTATTAAATACTGAAGCCTTGACAGAAATATTCTCAAATCCATTCCAATACGTCCCATGAAAATACCCATCGTAGATTTCGTCACTAAAACCTAGTGTGAATTTACATTTTTTCATTGTCATTCTCCTCAATCTTGTGTAGGTGGAAGTAGTCATCAATAGTCCTCCTCAGTAAACTCTCTTCAGAACCCTCAGCGTCTGCCCACCACCCGCCAAACATGATTGCGAAGTCGAATGGGCACATGAAACCGACAAGGATTTCTCTCATGTCTTTCAGACAAGAAGCGATGGTTTCCGCCTGTTCGTTGGAGATGTTCTTGAGACAGTCTCTGGGAGCATCATCAAAGTGGAAGGTGAGATCATGTTCAGAAAGAGCCTTCAGCCATTCTGCACACTGCCCCACAGTCTTTAGACCCTCTTTCGGAAAGCAAGGTTGTTTACATTTTTTCATTGTCATTCTCCTCATGGTCAAACAATCGTTTTCTAGTTTCATCTTGTTGTCGCTCACGTTCACGACTAAGATCCATCAATTTCCTAGATATTTTTATTAGTGCATCGTCAGGATTCTCATACTTGGCTACAAGAATAAGAACGAGCGCGACTAAAGTAACTATCATAAATATATCTAAAATCATTTTTTTAGCTCCTGTAATTGTTTCTGACACTCTATCGGACAATCTTTTATAGATTTATTAGAGAGAAAATACGCCACTAAAGGATACTTTTTATCTTGTTTTTTTATGTTGTCTTTGTGTTTTTTATAAGGATTCATTATCGTATCCCTCTGGCAACCCCTGCTTTTGTTTTTGAATTTATCACTCATTGTTATTCCCCTCGCATTCATAGATGCATATAAATTTTTCTGATTCTTCACAATAGGTCATTTCCTCATTGCGGAAATAACACTCGCATTTTTCACATTCTTTCATTGTGTACCTCCTAAGGTCGTTTATTGTTTCACTATTAAAACAACATCAGGAACACTCCTAAGAATGTTCCCTATGTCGGTTTAATATTCCCGAAGACCCCCCGATATAATTCCATAGCAAGGCGTAAAAGTATGGTTTTTTAATGCGTCATCGAATAGAGCCGATAGCCCTTGAGCATGGTCAAATTCTTCACGATCGATAATATTTCCGTTTTTATCCTCAGCGTCATAGTCTACTAACTCGCCTTCATCACTAAAGCAACACACCAAAAAATCCACGCTTTCAGGTATACCCGAACACGGATACGATTTCTTAAAGTCTTCTATTGTTTCTCTTTTTATTGATATAATATTCACGGCGTTACCTCCTCAGGTCGTTATTGTCTCACTATTAAAACAACACTGGAGGCACTCCCTAAGGAATGCCCCCTATGTCGTCTTATTAGCTGTTGTGTTCTTTGTTAATTATATGATTTCTAGTCCATTCGTGGACGACTAACTCTCCAACAATATAAGCGTACATATTGACGACTTTCTCAGGGTTTGAGAGATCAGTATATAATTCACCAAAGGTTTCTAATTCGTAATCTTTAACTGTTGCGATGATATCGAAAGCGTGATCCCCTAGCCATTGTTTAGCCTTGTACGTTCCGATGATGTAGGGCTCCATATTGAAAGCTTGGTTATGAACCGCGTTCTGCTCTATGTTTTCTTCAATCCATTCTGTATCTTGTTCCTCTATAAAATCATTAAAGTATTGTTTGATCTCATCAGACTTGTAGTAGTCGTTAAGTTCAAAGACTTGAACACCATAAAAAGCCTTGTAATCATCATTGGTTATTTGTTTAATTTGATCCATTTTAGATCCTCCTAAGGTCTATTGTTTTTTTAGTATCCTAGCCAATTAAGTAGGACGCTAGGTGTATCCCATTGCAAGCCTTCAGACTTACAATATGTAACAAAGTCTTGCCAATAGCAGCCGTGCTCTTTGAGTACCCTTATGGCTTCTCTTTGTGTGGGGCTGTGGTCGTATGCTTCTTGGTTCATTTTCGCTCCTCCTCTAATGCTGTTAAGAACTCTTCCAAAGCGCCTGTACAGCAGCCTATTAAACATATTAAAGACATGAACCCGCAAATGCTCATAATCCCATAAAAAATTAGATCCATTTTAGATCCTCCTGTGGTCTTAGCTAAAGACTATTCTTTAACTGTTACACATTGTAGTATCGGTTGATTCTGTGTCAATAGGTTAAAGTAATTATTTTTAAAAAAAAATACAATCGGTATAAAAAAGAGAAGTAAAGAAAAATAAATAATCAGCGCTTGGAATTGATGACAACAATAGAGCAGTAGACTCAAGATCTACCGAGAACAATTTAATTAATAGTATTTATTTGTACCGATTGACTGCCCTGTTGACTATCATCGACCCAGTACCACCCTAGAAAAATTTACAGGCTACACGATCGACAGGACCCCAACGGGGTAATCGCGACTATGACAACGTATATAACCCTAACGAATTTTTTTGTTAAATTATTTCCTAGACCTATTGTATTTCTTAGAGACTTTCCTCAAGTTCCCCTTTGAGTTATTCATAGGGTTCCCATCGATATGGTCTACATCAAGTCCATCCCCTTTGCGACCGTTGGCTAATCTTCTGGCTTTGTTTCGGGAGGCTCTGCGTTTGATCTGGAGTTTAGACCCGTGGTATTGATCGTATTCTCTGCGATAGTTTCTCATTGTATTCTTTTACTCCACTCTTGGAACTTCTTAGGATTGTCTTTTACGACCATAACCAAAGCATTCTCAATGGTCCTAATGTCAGCTTCACTGAGGTCTAGCCCATAGGATTCCACGACACACTCTAAGATTTCATGGAGTAGAGTCATGGCTTGCAGTTGTGGACTGATCCTAGCGTGAATCTTAATGATTGGCTCAGGGAAGTTAATGTATTCACCAAAGGTTTGATCTTCTAGTTCTTCTTTGACAACAGGAATCGTATGAGGACCTATTTTCAACATAATGGATCTCTCCCCAGGTAAATATTCCCAACTCATTTCTTTTTCTTTTTCTTAGGTTTCTTCTTTATCTTTAACTTAGAGTAATACATAAGGTTCTCCTTTCGTTATCTTTAAGTATAAAGACCTATAGTTGTTATTCTTATAAATAATAAATATTAGAGTTTTACCTATAGTCCTACCTATAGTTGTACCTAATTAATCTTTCGTCTTCTCTAGCATGTCTACGATGTACTCTGTTACGTCTTCAGTAGACATTTTGTCTAATAAAAACTCTTCCCAAGCGTCTATAAAAGAAAAGACTGAATCTTTTAGAATGGTGTATTTATCCATGAGTTACCCTTTGATTTTCTTCCTAAGGCAGAATCTATAAATTTCTCTAATCCTTTGGTCAATCTAGCGTTATGAGCGTCTTTCATAGCATCGTCTACATTCCTAGCCATTTGTTCTACCCAATAGTTCACCGCTATAGCCAATACGTCTAACCTATCGTCATGGGCTAAAGCACCCTTTTCTTTCGTTATTCGTGTCATTTGATAAAACAATTGGTATCTCAATGCCTTTTCTGGTGTGTAATGCTTGGTGGACTCATAGTCATTCTTAATGACCGCTTCGTCTACGATCAGCTTATGACTATTCATCACAGGCTCTAGGGTATCTACAATGCGTCTTTCTTTCTGTTTTGAGTGTCTTACCTCAGAGATAGTGACTCTATGTATTTTATTCATCACTGGAGTCAACAATTGGTTAAACATACCGTCCCCAAAGTTAGACTCAATAATGACCTCATTAACAGTATGTCTTTTAGCGATCATAGACAACGACTTGAGGACATCCTCGGAGTACCCTCCTTGGATACCTCCGCATTCGCATACGAAGAGCTGAGAGTTCAACATCTTGACCACCGCATAGGCAGTCTCATCAGCTCCTCTACCCGCAGGGTCTATTGCAAGGACTGAGCCTTGATATGGCGCAAGTTCTCCGTGAGTACCCATAGGCATAAAGAAACGATCTCCCGCCATGCCAACGCACGGTAGATCCTTGTAGGCATACTCTGGAGTCCCCGCCCACACTACCTTCTCAGGAGCATTCTCAGTATCCAACCTCATCACGATAAGATCCGACAGTTTCAATGGGTATCTATGGGCATCACTAAGCGCAGTGTCTAGCATGAACTGCAAGGCAAACCCAGATCGTCCATAAGAAGCCTCACGTTCCATGAGATCGAAGTTGTTGAACCTGAGGGGATCTGTGGGTGTTCCTGCCTCGGACTCGTTAGACGCAATCGTAGGGGCTAATTTAGACCCATAGCCTACCTTCTGTTTTTCAGTAGGTATTCGAGCAGTCCATATCCTTACGTCATACCCTCTGGTGGGCAGGTTGTTGTAGATGGATTGTTCTGTTTGAGGAGTACCAAGATAAATAATATTACCTTCGGGTTTTAACACAGCGTCAAACTCTTGGATTTGTTGTGACAGTTTGTCTCGCATCATTTGGGTAGCTGAGTTGTTCAGGGACTCAACGTCATCGGCGACAATAATGTCAGCACGACTTCCTGTAATCTGTGAGGTGATACCTTTGGAAGTAACCGAAGGAGCGTGACTAGCGGGAGCAGGTCCAACATCAAATGCCAACTTAGAATTCCTTTGGTTTTCTCCTGGTTTAAGGTGAGACAGTATGGGCATCTCATCAATTAACCGTAGGGTAAACGTACTGAAGTCATCGGCTCGTTGTTTAGACGCTGAGATAACCAAGATATTCTTAGCGGGATCTAAGAGTAACTGATGGCACACATACGCAGAAGTAATCCAAGATTTACCTACGCCTCGAAAGGCTTGAATGCAACGTCTCTTTGGTCCATCTTGAATGTATTCCGCAATGTCGTATTGAATAGGAGTAGGCTCAGGAAGTCCAAGTTGTTCCCAAGTAAGATATAAGAAGTTCCTGAAGTCTTTAAGTCTGACATCCATACTACCACTTTACCTTATTATCCCAGTAAAACGTACGTTTCATTTACCTACTTCTTTCATAGCTTGTTTATGTGCTTGTGTAAAAGATTTA